TAATAATTGTTTTCATCTCCACTATCTCCAAACCACGCTTTTGTATTTCCTGATGGGTCTATAATCTTTGTATAAGTTTGGTCATAAGTCATTCCCCTATTAAGATAATGGGTTGGAGTTCTTTTGTCTAGCCAACCAAATCCATCAGTAGTTGATGAACCAGTTGTCCAACTGCTATAAGCACTATGTCCTGTTGAATTTAAGTGGTTATCCCTCGTTACTTTAAATCCATAATAATATTTATTTCCACTATCGTGGTCGCCAATAGCGATAGCAATATTACCGCTTGAATTAACTCCTACATATTTATTGAAACCATCTGTTCCTCTATCAACTAAGGACGCTGCATATGGATAACCTGCTACCCCATCTTGTCCATTTACCCCTGAATAAGTATAAAATGATATTGTAAAATCTATTGCCTTTGACGCTCCATAAGCATAACCTACAACATGTATACTACACATTCTAGCAGACGCCCTTGTAATATCAGTATTAATAATTATTGAGCCTGCCATATTAGTATTATCACTATAAGTTAGAATATTGTGCCAAGATGTTAAGTGATGACTTGACGCATTACCGCCTGTCCTATTTAAACCATCTAATCTCATACCATATTCGGCTTTATGAGATACTCCAATATCTACCCTGTCTGACCCTGCATCTACTTTAAAAGCATTTGCATACCCATTGCTTTCTACTCTAAAATCTGAATCATGACTACCCTCATTAAATACTGCTCCATAATTACAAGTCATTGGAGAACTAAAAGTAGCATTACCATTAAATCCTATATTGCCATCTGTTTGACAATGTATATATCCATTACCTGTCTTATTAGCAGAACGAATTTTTATTTGTTCAGTATGGGTTGTATCTCCTATAAATAAAATATCAGAACCATCTTGGTTCATTACTGTTGCAATATTTCCTGCTGCATCATATTGAGTATAACCCTCATTATTGCCAACTCTCATATGTCCTAATGCTCTTATATCTCCGTCGGCAAGTATGCTAACAGTATTACTACTATCTCCGTGAAATCCAAACCAACCACTTGAACCTGTAAGCATAATATTTGCTTGATTAGCACTCCCACCTGTCCAAGAAGTATCATCTAATTGCCAAACACTATCATCTCCAAAATATATATTACCTTCTATGTGAGCATGTCCTGCAACATCTAATTTTTGTGTTGGCGAGTTAGTGCCTATTCCAAGATTTCCTGTGCTATGAACCATTCGCATTTTTTCAGCACCACCAGTAAGCCATAAAATATTAGCAGCATCTGAAGTGATAAATCTCAAATCTCCAGTTCCTCTATGAGTTAAATCTGATGTAGCATTATCTCCAGACCATCTAATAAGTCTTAAACTATAATCTGAATAAGTATCACTTGCAATTAAATCTACAAAGGCTGTTCCAGAACCACCTGAACCAATTTCAATATTTCTATTACCATCGTTTGAACCGTCAAGAGTTAAAGTGCTTCCATTAAAAGTAAGATTAGATTCTACTGTTGCTTCATCTGCATCTTTATAGGTTAATACACCATTATTAGTAGAACCATCGTGAGATATTCCTGCACTTGTAACATATCCATAACTCTCAATTTTTTCTTTAATAGCTCCAGAAGTCATTAAGTGGTCGTCAGCATCAACGAACTCAGAACCAACATCAATATCGTCAACTGCGTGTCCACCTATTGATACTGACCCTGCTGCTACTACATTACCACAATTTAAATGTGCCCAACCATTACCATTATTTAAGAAATTAAATGAATTTGTGCTATTACCTTTCATTCTTAAGGTATTAGTTATTTCTCCTAATGCAAAATCATCTCCACTTTGAACATGTACAACTCCAGTAACTGTTAAAGAGCCACTCATAGTATCACTTGCATCATTCTTTAAGAAAGCGTCTGGTATTCTTGCAGCTGCAAGTGTTCCAGATACTACTTTACTTGCAGCAATATCATCTACTAGAGCTAAATCTCCTAAACCTAAATCACTACGAACTTCTGCATAACTTCTACCTTCTAAAGTATTAGCATCAGTAAACTTAGCAAAGTCATTATCTACAGGACTACCACTTGTATCTACTGTACCAGCAGCTGTAGTATAACCATAAGCTTCAATCTTTTCTTTGATTGCACCTGATGTCATTAAATGGTCGTCAACATCATTAAATTCTGAGCCAATGTCAACATCATTCATTGTATGCCCGCCTAGTGTAACACTAGTAGCACTACCTCCGACTGCTGTTAAACTACTAGCTGCAGTAGAACCATCACCAACAAAAAGTTCATTGGTTCCAGTTTTATAAACTAACTCACCTGCAGCTGGGGTACCAGCATTTGAGAGGTCTCCACCTCTTTTAATCTGAATTTTATTAGCCATTTAACTCCTTAACTAAATGTACCACAATCAATTGTGTAGTTTTCAATAGTATTTGTAAGGTTTGACAACCCTTCTAAATTAGCTTGTAATTTTGCAGTTCTTGCAGTTGTGCTACCCATACTTACTGCTCCAGGCGTTGCTGAAGGTTCAGTATCTAATCCTTGGAATAATACCCATTTACCTTCACTTGCATCTCTACCTAATCC